AGCCCTGGCTGGGTGTAGAACCTCTCTGCCACATTGTAGGCGTTCTGTCCTGCTTGTGCTGCCTCGGCACGTTTACGAGCGAATACATCCTCACGCCCCATCACCTCGGAGGCAATAGCGGCGTTTCCACCAATCCTGCCAGCCGCAGAAGCAGCTTCACGCGCTGTCTGTTGGTATCCGCGCTGTTCTTCTGGGCTGATTCTTTGGGATGCCGCTAATGCCCTTTGTGCCTCTGTATCGAAGCCTTGCACCACGCCAGCCTGTTCCGGCGACAACGCTTGCATCAATCCACGGGTAAGACCTGCTTGTCCGGTCATCTGACCGAGTTCCGCTCCCCTTGCCTCACCAAGCCCCATACCAGCTTGTTGCGCGGCTTGGTTGCTAAGACCAAAGATTCCTTGTTGTCCACCGGAACCGCTAAGGAACGATTGAATATCACCGAGATTCAGACCTTGGAACTGAGGACGGAATTGTTGCTCCTGCGATAATATCTGAGGCAATGCGCCAGACATACCAGAAACGTATCTCTGAATATCTTTGCCAATGTCCATCTTTGGAGCTTTGACTGTTTTTGGTTTGCTAAATAGGCTGCCCATGATTTTATCGTAGTTTTGAGTAAAATTTTTCCATGCTTAACAAGCGAGTCCGTTCCGACCCTTTGAAGTCACGGCGAAAAGAAAGGTATTTGTAATCATCTTTGAAAGGGCGTAGTCCACTAAGCATATCGCCGCAACACATGGTGAAGTGAAGCGTGTCCGAATGCTCGAAAGCAACTGCTTTGTCAGGCTCGCTACTGTGTGAGTGGAAGCACAACGCAAAAACCTTGGGAGTTGAAAGAACAACGCCATAAGACAAATGCCAACCGATAAGGCTTTGCAGGTCAATGTTGTTTGATTCATAAAGGGTAAGGGCAGTTGCTAGGTGGGAGGTCATCCTACAAACATTGCGTTGACTACTGTAAAATTGCCTTCGCTACCAGTTGCTGTGCTTGAAGCGTTAATGTCGCAAGATTGTTCTGTTGTTGCTGTTTCATCAGTTCCTCCAACAAATCCTTTGGTATCGCCATCAGTAAAGTTGGCAAATCCAGATCGTGCATAATTTGCATTTGGAAGGGCTGTTGTAAAATTAACGGCATATTTTCCAGTTGCTAACAAGCTAACGCTTGAGACATTGCCAGATGCTCTAATAAGCCTGCGACTTAATGTAACATTACCAGTTAAGATTGTTCCTGACGTGCCATGCGTTACAGTGAAAACAGTATTACTAGTGACCCCCGTTACAACAAAAGCTCCATCTGCGGCTCCGCCAGATGTGAAATCCAAAAAGACTTTGTGTCCAACAATCAATCCGTGGTCAACAGATGTAGTTACCGTTACGGTTGTAAGCGTCCTAGAGTAAGTCCCGCCAATGTCATCTGCCGTTGTTCCATCAAAGTTTACCCATGCTCTAATCCCGTAAATAGGAGCCGCGCCAGTCTGCGCTCCATTCAGCTTGGGAGCAGTGATGGCAGCGTCTGCAATCTTTGCGGTTGTAACGTTAGCGTCAAGAATCTTGGCGGTAGTTACGTTTGCATCCAGAATCTTTGCTGTGGTTACGTTTGCATCCAGAATCTTGGCAGTAGTTACTGCATTTGACGCAAGAGCGTTGGCTGTAACAGCACCAGCCCCCATCTCATTTGAGGTAATCGTTCCCACCTTGAGCTTACCCGCCACCAAGGCAAGCGTTGTATTCCCAGCGGCTATCGCATCACTTGTGAACAACGTCTGGTCGATGATGTTGTTCATCGCCGTACTGGTAATCACTTGATTAGTAGCAAAAGTATCGGTTGTTTCTACGACTCCAGGCATATTACGATTGGGAAATGATTTGTCTGTTTGTCACGGAACCAGTGACCTTAATAGAGGTGATCTTAGGGGAACCGATTGTCCGTGTCAAGGTTAGGCTTCCTACGTAGCCACGAATCCCACCAAGGCGGAACCGGATGTTCCCCGTTTCATCTTCGGGAGCGGAACCAGTCCCGAGAACCGTGCCTCCAAGAAAGTCAGTTGTAGTTCCGATACTCTGATTGTTGTCAGGGTCTTCAGCCGCAAAGGAAATAGCATACTCACCAAGCCCACCATCAACGCATTGCATGGTAAGCTGCCCATCGGTGAACCGTTTACGGTCAAGATTGCCCAAGGCATACCCCCTAGTGGTCAAAGAAGAGTTAATCGGAAAGTTAGTTGTAGCCCCAGCCGACACCAAATTGTCCAAAGAACTCTCCGTAGCCTCCAGTTCATGCAATCCACCTAAGGAAGTCACCGCATAAATGCTATCGCGCTCCGATGCGCTGCCGATAATCAGGTTTTTGATAATAAAATCACTAGCCCCAAAGGTATCAATCGACTCCCAAGCCTTATTCAGGAAGTTGAACACCAAAATCGTGTTGTTTCCAAAAGCATCATTGGCTCCTGCGCCAGAATCCAACGCTACGGCAAGGTAATATCGGTTGTTGAACAGCACTGCAACAGCCTCAGCAGCCAGATTTTTGTTAATTCGGTCAATGTATGGCTGGATATTCTTGGAAATAGGCTCATCTGCACCACGAAGGTTGTAATCATTCAGGAACTCGACGGCATAAACCCCGTCATCGGATAGAAAAAACATAGCGTTACCCTTCATCACGACACTTTTTCTTGCCAAGCACCCAACTTCGGTAGTTAACTGCGTGACCTTGGTATCAGACAAGCTACCAACAGTCCCGCTTATCAGATGCAAGCTATTCCGATTCAAGACAACTAAGCCGTCATCGTAGAATCCCTTCATCGCCACCAAATAATCCGTCGTCCCACCCGTAATGCGAAACTGATTGGCAATCTGGTCGAACGTATGGCTGTCTAAAATATCCGAAATGGCTATCTCATCGGTAATCTTCCTATCCGTGTAGGTTGGCGAGCTAAACGTGCCAGCAGGTGTGTAGTAAAACGGAACCCACAACCTGCGCTGAAAGTAAACTCCCCAAGGCGGGGCTGGCTGATGGATGAATCCACCGCCTACGCTAAACCTGCCGCCGAACTCAACCTCTAAACCACCGCCAAGGCTGGCTAAATCTCCTACTGGAGCAAAAAACGAAATGTTTGTAGTTGTAGCACTTGCTACCTCGAAAGACTTACCAGAGATTGCGCTGAACTCAGGAACATCCGTTTCATAAATCACAATCGTATCCCCAGTTACAATAGTTGTGTTTCCCGTAACATCCAGGCTCACAAGCCCGTTTGTTACCGAACCATCGTTTCCAACTGTAACAAACACCTGTGGCTGAGTGTAAACACCTGCTGGAACTAAGGTGAACCCAGATTTTAGCACAGCATTGGTAACTCCGAATGTTTGCGTTTGGGAAGTCGTAAAAACATAAGTAAAAACGTCTTTATCGGTAATTGTTGCAACAGCAAACGTCCCGTTAGCAGGAGTCCCGCCCGTTAACCCGCTAACGACAATCTCATCCCCTACGCTTAACCCGTGATCTTTAATCCGCATGGTAACGGTAGTAGAAGCACTCTGACTAGCCGCCTCAATCTGCCGACCGTTAGGAAACCACTCAAACGCCTGCACTCCATCTCGAAACAGATACACACGATCAAACGCCTGTATCAAATCGCAATCTTGCGCCAACGTCTTTCCCGTAGGGTATTTAATATCCGCCGTAGTGTAGTCATCCAGATCAACCAGAATAGCTTTAGAATCCAAAGCCAACACCACACTCTCGGCATTACCCAAGTTAGGATCGCTGAACAAACAAGAAGCCCTCACGTTCACGTTAGCAGCGTCATTGATTGGAGTGGTAGACAATGTTCCCGTCGTATTACTAATCGAAGTCAATCCAGGAACAGTGTAAATTAAGGTGTTTACAGACAAATAAGTAAAAACAAAATCTCCACTCATCTCAGCATCACCTACCAAACCCGTGATTCTAGCCATTGCCGTTCCGGTCAAACCATGCGCCACAGGAAAGCCAACGATTACCTCCCCATCACCAATATGAACAGCATTATTGATGCTCTTTGGCGAATCAATCAAAAAGAACGGCAACTGCAACGGACTCCCACCACTGGTCAATGAGCCCGTCCGTGCCACAATCCCCTTACGAGGCTTCCAATGCCCGTCCATCCTCCCATTCAGACTCTCCCTAACCTCCCCCACCTCCAACTGGTTCAACTGCAACCGCTGATTCACCCCCACAAACCCACCATCCCCATCAGAGGATTGTGCATCATCCATCGCACTTCCACTCTGTGCAAACTGACTCATCAGTAGTAATACGCAATTACAAGACCAGATGTAACCTGAACCTTTGTAAACCGCCCACCAATCCCAACTCCGCCAGGCAGAACAATCCCATCCAATCTAGCAAGTTGATCAAGGTTCCCTGCCGTCTCCCCAGTCTCGCAATCCAAAGTAGCATCATTCAACACCTGTATCCACCGGAAAACCCCAGTAGCACTGTCGCCAGCCTCAAGCACAATACCTCCACCTTGCCCCATCAGATCGTAGCTCACTGGACTGCTCATAATTTTATTGACTAAATGTTGGTTTTGATTAGAATAAACCCGATCCAACGAATTAGTCGAAGGATCGGAAACCTCAAACATGTTACAGCATGCAGGAAGCGAATCAACTAGTATTTGAATTCAAGGAGAATGTCAACCATTTTTTGGTCAGGCATAAAAGATGGGACACGCGAGCCGATGGCAAGGTTTTTTGGCAGTATTCCCAAGGCAAAGAGAGATGGGTTACTTTTGACTCAGCCATCAGGCAAAATGAGTCTGTCAAAAAAGCTGCTCGCAAGCAGAGATTGAAAAACCCAGAAAAATGTTCGCTGGCGAACAAACAATGGAGAGAGAACAATAAAGAAAAGCACCGCCAAAACGCCAAAGACTATTATCAAAAAAATAAAACACATGTCAATGAGGTTGTGCGCAAAAGACGAATGGAAAGGCGGCACTCAGATCCATTTTACTCACTTGCTCAGGCAACAAGGTCTCTAGTCTCACGCGCATTCAGAAACAAAAATTACAAAAAAACATCACAAGCAAGTGTGATTATCGGTTGTGACTGGGATCAACTAGCTAGGCATATCGAATCAAAATTCTCCGATGGCATGAACTGGGCTAATCGTGGGCAATGGCACATAGACCATATTATCCCATTAGCTTCAGCCAAAACCGCCGATGATGTTTTCCGGCTAAATCATTACACCAATCTCCAGCCCCTGTGGGCATTGGATAATTTGCAAAAAGGAGCAAGATACTAGCAGCACCCAATTAGCCCACCATGCAAATCATAACTAACCGGACTGCTCATGCCCAACTCTTACCAGATTCTCACACCTTGTCAAGCGGTTTGCAAGCCACTTAGCGGTAATGCGGCAGCTATCCTGCTAGTCGCAATCTCCAAATACTCCACCTCGCGCTCAATGCCGATGAACTGAAATCCTTCCAGCACCGCAGCCTTGCCCGTGCTACCACTTCCCATAAACGGGTCAAGCACGATACCCTCGGGAGGTGTGACGAGCCTACATAAATAACGCATGAGGTCGGTGGGCTTGACGGTGGGGTGGTGGTTGCGGGCTGGTGGTGTAATACTTTGTGGTTTCCCATCAAGTGAATATTTGCTATTCATGCAATTATCTCTCCCATCTTTCTCTGCCTTGGCTTTCAATGGCAGCCCTTCGCACCCCTCATCCCGATCCTTCTTGCTCGCCTTGGCGCAGTAAAAAAACCGGGCGGCGGAGCCGGAGTCGCCACCACTACTTGTTCCCTTAAATGCCTCCCAATCCGTAGAAGCGCAAAATGTAGATTTTTTTCGTCCGTGCTTGTCACCCCCTCCTCTCGTCGTCACCGGAAACAACCCCACCACCTCTTCGCTGCCGTCGTGGATCAGGTTGGCTGGCCAGCGGCCAACGTTCGGGTCGTGGCCACCAATGCCCGGTGTTTCGCCGGCTTCTGCATATTTGCCGTAGCAGTTGGCGGGGGCTTTCTTGCTAACGCTGGCGGGCACGTTCTTCGATGTTCCCACCCTGCACCCATCCACATTGATCGCCCCCGTCCCATGCTCCAGCACGTTCGCAGCTACCGTCTTTTCACCAAGAGGCTTACGGGCTACGGTGATTGGCTCCAGCGCAGGCTTTAGCGCGGTTCCCCAGCCTTGCCATTGAATTAACTTTCCGCATTTTTGGCAAGTTTTATCCGACGCCATTCCTCTTTCTTGTGCGCTCCGTTGTTTGGAAAAAGCTCCAGATTCTCCGGTCTGTTGTCCTGCGGATTGTGATTTACATGATGCACCACTTCTATCCGTGTCAGGCACCTTCCAATCATCTTCGCCATTATCAAGCGATGCTCCATGATGTATCCGTCCTTCCTCGCCATCGGTAGAAAATCTGCTGGACACCGGACGTATTTGATCGGTTTGTAATTGCCGTGTTTCCTCCAATATGTCACCCCGCCCTTCCATGCTGGATTCTCCTTCCCGTATTTCGGCGGCGGCAAATTCCTTCCGTCTGGTATTGGATGTGCCCGATTCCGGCACGCTCTGCTGCAATACTTCCCCTCGCCCTTGGCTAGAATGCATGGACGACGATACATCGGCGTCCCGCAAAGGATGCAGGTCACGTTCGGCTTTCGGTTCTCTGGGTAAATTTTCTTCATGGCTGTATGGTAGCGCATCCCTGCTACACTTGCAACCAAAATTATGGGATTTTGGAAAACCTGTGGAATACACCCAAGCAATCATGTCCCGTATCTCAAACCCCGCATCCTCAATCCTCACCGCCATCCG